ATTGTTTTTCAGTATCTTACTTTTTTATTATAGGCAAAATACGCCTATTTTAGGGAGAAAAACACCAGTAAATAAATAGGTATAAAATAGGATAAAATAGGAAAAAAGTTCAAACAAAGTTCAAATGAAAATCAATTTAAAGCTTGATACCAGCAAAAACAAAAAAGAAGGCTTCCCTCTCGTGTTGTCTATATATGTCAGCAAGACCGACAGACTTTATCGCTTTTCAGGTTTTTTCTCCACTCTTGAAAACTGGGACCTCAAAAAAGAAGAGCCTAAAAAATCACATCCGTTATACATCGGTATAATGAGCTATATTTTGGAAACAAAACAAAAGATAAATGATTTACTCAACCAACGCCAAAGGATGACCGCCCAGCAAATCTTTGAATATCTCAACGGCAAGGATGATGACTTTTATAGCTTTTGGGAGGAAAGAATAGAAGAAATAACGAACACAGGAACGCGAAGCATCCAGCAATCAACTTTAAATGTTTTCAGGGATTATAGAAAATCTTTGACCTTTTCAGAAATAGACTACAACTTTCTGAACGGCTTTAAATTATTCAAAAAGAACACCTGCTCAAACAACGGAATAAACTCTTATCTGAAAAATATAAGAGCCGTGTATAACGAGGGAATTAAGCGTGGGCGATATATCCCTGACACTTATATTGGTCCATTCAATAAGATAATGGAGAAGCCAGAGCCTACCAAGGATAAATACCTGACCATTGAGGAAATCAAGCTGATAAAAAACAAACAGGATAAAACCAAATATGATAAGTATTTTCTTCTGATGTTTCTTCTTGGTGGAATAGACTTTATAGATTTGGCAAACCTTAAAAAAGAACATATAGTAGGAAACAGGGTAAAATTCACTCGGTTTAAGGGAGGGACAAATGAAGTGATAAACAACTTTATATTCCCAGAAGCCGAAGCCCTTATAAAGGAATTACAGGAGGGCGACTACATTACAGATATATTCAAGTCCCAAAACATCAGCACTGTTAGAGGAAATTTCATTAAAAGATACAGGAAACAACTGGAAGAAATAGGCGTGACTTCTTATTTCTCTTCCAAATCTGCACGATATACCTTTATCAATATCGGCAAAGAATTGCTGTTAAATCGTGATGTTTTAATGGAACTCACAGGACACGCAAGAGGCGATGTTCACTCTATCTATGAGGGCAAATTCCCTAATCATATAAAAGATGAGGTTCACAGAAAGATAATAGATGCTGTTTTTTCTGATGATTAAATATTGTAATCAAAACCACTTGTGAACAATTTACAGCAGAATATTGTAAACAAAAAGCAGTATCCGACTAAAGATACTGCCCTTGAATAGTTCTGTATGAACACAAATTTATGTTCAGCAAAAATAAAAAAAAGAAAACAAAGTCAAACAAAAGCAACACCCATAAAGATGTTGCTTACAAAATAAAAAATCAACAATAAAAATAAAAGTAACTTACCCCTACAATTATAGAATATTTTCTTTATTTGACAAACTTTTCATTCCACTTTTTCAAATCGTTCATTCTGTTCATCCAGCCTTTGAGGAAGACCTTTTGTGTAGGATTGCTTCTTACTATTCTATGCAGGAAATCCTCCCTTTCCTTATAGAGCCTTTGTAAGAAGTCTTTCGGTGCGTTATTCAGCGCCTCTATGGTCTTTGTGCCTACCACACCATCGGTTGTAACTCCCAGCATTCTTTGAGGTATCTTAATGCCGTGAACTCCACTTCCCCAAACCCAATCTACCAGAGTATTAGCAATCGCTTGGTCTTTGATTTCATCGGCTTTCCACCTGTCCCAAAACAGCTTTTTCATCACTGTATCCCAGTCGGCATCGTTCATCTCCAAGAACCTCATATCGTTGTCAAATCCGAACACCGAACGCCATACATTATAAGTTATGCCCTTATTCGTGTGGTAGCCTGTCTTTCCTTTGTAAGGCGTAGGACATTTTACCCTGCTCGCTGTATCGTTTGCATCTCTTGACAATCCCCCTTCCCATTTTAATATAAATGGTCTTAAATGTTTTATGTCTGCCATGATTTGATGTATTTATTTAAAAGTCGTTTTCCGCACTCATAAACCACAATAACAAGCAACACACTCAACGCCAATAAACCAAAATTAAATTCCCTTTTTACATTTTTATTTAATTCATGCTTAGCATCAGCATATTTATATATTAACTCCTGTGAAGCTTTGCGCCATTGCTCATTTTGTTGTTCCAGCTTTTCAGTCTTCTGCTGTTCTGTTTTTAAATCTTCCTCAAGCATAGCTTTTTCTTCTTTCAAAGCCACCACCGAAGCCTTTAAATAATCTATTTCCTGTTGCTGCCTTGAAACAATTTCGCTTTCCATTTCTGTAGTTTCTGTTTCGGATTTAATCGCTCCATCAGGGAAATATTCCCTTCTTCTTTTGGTCTTGGTCTTATTCCGAGCCTGATTTTCCACGCTGTTTTTTACCGCTGTATGTTCGGTTTCAGATTGAACAACCTGCTTTGCTTCGGTTTCCAAAACCGCCGTTTGCTCTGTTTTGCTCTGCTCCGCTTTGTTTTCCGTTATAGTGGTCTGCCCAGTCTGTTCTGACTGAGCATTTACCACCGCTGTTTGTTCTGTTTTGGAAGTGTTTTTCGTTACCTCCTTTTTTACACTCCTACAACTTATCAAACTAAGAATCAGAAGTATCGGTATTATTTTTTTCATGCTGTTTTGTTCTTTCTGTTTTTAAATGGTCTGCGATTTCTCTTATCACATCTTCTCTGTTTTTCATCAGTTCCAGCATCTTTCTGAAACTCTCATCGGTGCGTCTTCGGGCTTTATCTTCGGCTTTTTCTCTTACTGATTTTGCTTCGGTAAATACAAGTCCAAGCGCTACAAATATGCTCACAAACGGCACGCTTCCCAGCGGATGCGGAAAGAAATAAGGCGTAACCACATCAAAGATGTCAAAGAGAAAAGCAAAACCCATCAAGGCAAAATAATAAGTCGCTTTGTTGATGGTTCTTCTAAATCCCTCCGAACTGGTTGCTTCTCCTAATTCCCTCGCTTTTTTAATACCGAAATAAAGGTCAATGAGCATCGCTACAATAACCACAATCCAAGTAAAACACACCACAAACAAGGTTGTTATCAATGTGTTATAATCTCTCTCCAAATAATCTATAATCATTTTTTTTAATATTTAAATTCTTTAATACTCTTTCTACAATGCTCTTTTTCTATCGTATCTAAAATACACGCTAAAATTCTTCCTGTCCTTGTCAGTGTACCGTTTCGTTGGTTCTTCCCAAGCGCTGAACTTATCGTTTCCTCAAAGTTTCCGAACTCATAGCCTCCTTTTTTCTTTAAAACCAAATTGAAAAGCGTTCTAAACTCAAAGTTTCCGAACCTGTCCAGATTGACTGCCGAACTCTTGAAATAGCCTAAATCCTTAAACTTTATCGCCACAGCCAAGAAATTCAACAATGATAAAGGAAGAAACAGCAACCACGCTAAAAGGAACAGAAACAGCCCACCGATAAATTTGCCTATGTTTTTCATAACTTATCTAATTCTTCACTTTTAGTCCTTACAAAATCAGCCAAATACCCCTGAATTAACTGCAACAGTGTGGCTCTGTTATTCTTCATCAGCCAAAGCATATACTTGTAACTGCTGACCTTTATCGGCTGTGTTTCTGCCGTAGCCTTACCCTCTTCATCTTTCACTGGAACATTGATTAGCTCGTTCTTTGTTCCTCGTAGATAACTCCAAGTGTCCTTATAAACCACCCATTCAGGCGCAGGTAGTTGGATATTGATTTCCTCGCCTGTGTCCTTGTCTTTCAGAACCTGCTTGTAACCGAACATTACAAACTCGTTCTCACTTTTCGCATCCAAGTTAATTACTCGGATAAATCGGTTAAATTGTGGAAGTTTCGGATGCGCCTCCATTGGCAACTCTGCAAGATAAAGCGGTGTTTTCTCTACTTCATCTAAAATCCCCTGCACTTGCTTCGGTATCATTAAGTTCTCGTTCATAATATTTGTTTTTTTATGTTATTGAATAGCTTATGTCTTTAATCACAAAATCCGTGATAAACAAACTTGTAAATGGCGTGACAAAATGGATGTATTTATCCGTGTTTTGCGCAGTGAATGATGATATCGCCATCGTTCCTGTGTTTCTTGTTATTGTGAACAGCGTAATCAGACCACCTTCTTTTATCAGGTAAACATCAGTAAAGCCGTCTATTCCGTTAATCTGTATTTGTGAGGATACTCTGTTATTTATACTTGTGTATTCAGCCCCCCATTTAAGTTCTGCTATTATATCATTAGCCAAGTCTATCTTTGGCGAAGTGTTCAACACATCTGAAAGATGAATGCCCCCAAAAGAACCGTTGTTACGGAATAAAACAATGCTATTATAGATTCTGAATTTAAAGACCCAGTTTCTGTCTGTGGGCAGTTCTTTGTTTATTCCTACTGAATAAAGTGCCTCGCCCTCATGTGATGCCATATAAACATTATTCCTGAAATCAGCAGGGAAGGCAGTAGACTTAATTCCTGCAATCATTCCATCACTCAAAGCGAAAGGCGTAGGTAGTTGGTAGTTCCTGCTTATCAGCGCTTGTGGAAACCTGCTTCTATCCAGTGTTCTTACAACCATTTCAGAAGCGAGAACAGGTGTAAATCCTATATCCTCTAACTGCTTTATCTTCGCTATGGTGTTCTTAATATCTTGAGAATATTGATTGTTCGCTGGCGCCACGGCATTGATATTAGACAAAACATTCTTTACATTCACATTGATAGTCGCAGGAACATTGAATGTAGTAACGACTTTTGCTCCACCTGAAAACCCTATCTGCTTCGTTGCGGGATTGTACATTAGGTAGCCGTTGAACGCCTTATCGTTTATCTTATCCTCCAAGTCATAAGCCTTGCTGAATAACTTGTTCAGTAGGAATTGCTCCACCTTACCATCAGCATCCTGCACAAGGAATCTGTCAAAACTATCATCTGCTGACTTATCAGAAAGCCCCTTGATAGAGTAGTAGTAGCCTGCCGTATCGATGAACCAATTCGCTCCAAGGGTAAGCCCAGCACCATTTACCGAAGTGAGTGAGCTGTTTGCTACATTGCTGCCAAGACCATTGGCTTGCATTTTCTTCGTTCCCCCTGCATCATTGGTTATCACTACATATTTGTAATCAGCATCAGTGTTGGTAATCGTTTCCGTAGCCTTTGCGTAGGCGTTACCTACTTCGCCGTTCTTATCAATCGTGGCGATATTGTCAGGTAGCGTAAAAGAACCACCACCACCACCTCCTGTGGCTACTACTTCCTCCCACGCTCCATTCTTACGAGCATACTGCTTATTATCACTCGGTGCATCAGGAATAGTTTTTAACTTGGTGTTCCAAGCCTGTATATTTTCTGGCGAAAGGTTTCCTGCCGTTAAATCAGCCTTTAAATTCAAATCCGTAAGGTCTGCTTTTTCGTTCAGTTTTTCTGTGACCTCGTTGTTTTCTAACTTGCTATCATTCAACTGGGTAAGGATAGAAGCGATCCTTTGGCAAGTATTCCCTCCTGTGGCTGTTTCTCGCCTTACTTTCTCAATATCTACTTGTACTATCTCGTTTCTCATCGTGTTTTATTTAGAAAAAATTTCATACTCATTTAGCAGAACATTCAGCCCACTGGCATTCTTAACATTGGTAAAGGACATTTTCCCACTCATTGCAAAGTCCGAGCGGTCTATCTTTTCAAGTGCCGTTCTCTGTGTGCCATCGATGAAAAATTGGTTGTTGGTAGTGTGAACCTGAATAAAATTCAAGATGTTACCATCGCCACCGCTTATAAACTCATAACTTACCACTTCATCGATGTAACTATCTTTGACTTTCAGCGTAGAATTGCCGCCTATTCTGTTGTTGGAAATCTCTGCCTCTACTCGTATATCGCCAAGGCAGTATGCTGGTAGATTGGTCACAATCCACGCTCCCTCTTCATCAAACTCAAACAAATTTCTGTTGTAAGAGTGTTTTGTCGCCACTCTTATAAACTTTCGCCCTTGTGCATCGGTAGAGTCCAAGAACCAAACACAATTAGAGTAGTATTCCGTTCTTCCAGTGATAATGTCCACTATTTCCAGTCTACCAGTCAAAGGCTTATCAGACTGAAAGGTTACATATTTCAGGTAGCCTTCCTTTTCAAAAATTGAACTCTCTAATTCTGTTCTGTTTGTTCCACTAACCAAGAACACCTTGTAATCGCCAATAGGCAGTGTGTTGCCATACATCGGCAAGACAAAGCGATGTTTTACGCCTAATTCCAACGGATATGGATTTCTTTCCCCAAAATATTGCGTATTCTGTGGATTGGTCATATCTTGCAACTCTTCAAGAGTCTTGTAGAACCGAACAGGGCTGTGATACCAGAATAATTGCATTACTTTAATTTCTTCAAAAATACAATATTATATTTATTTAGACTAAATAAAAATAAGATAAAAAAGCAATGAAACATAGGCATTTATTCCTAACTTTTTGTTATCTTGCATTGAAATAAAAAAACCTTTAAAAATGAATAGAATATTTACCTTGTTTATTGCTGTATTCAGCGTGTTTTCAGTTGTTTCGTGTGATAGAAGTTCAGATGAAACACCACAAGAACAACCAAGAATAATAGAAGTGCCTTTTACGGAAGAATTGAAAGGCGTTTATCAAGTTCATTATAAAGATACTCCATCAGGATGGGAAGCCGTTCCTGCTGGAAAATACAAATTAGAGTTTAGAGAAGGTAATACAGTATATTGGACAGATGAAAACGGAGAACATGAAGAGTTTTTCGCTAACCCTGAAAACAGATACCCTTATGCGGGTGACAATAAAAAAGGATACTTGTTCTATGTTTGGGATAAAAAACCGCTCAAGGATGGGGAATATTATGAGATTGTTATGGTAATACGAAAACCTGGCAGAGTTATTGGCGTATTTAGTTA